AGAACAAAGCCCTTCGGTTGCAGCGGACGCATGAGAAGAACCGCAAGAGGCGACTAGCCAAGGCGACTCTCTAACAGGCTCTAACAGCCTCAGTCAAGTCGTAACCCGTTAAGCGTCAACGGGTTACGACGAGCCGCCCTCCCCGCCCCGCGTAAGTGGTTGATACTCAGTAGGTTACAACTGAAAAAAAAAGTGATAAAAAAGCGAAATAACGCTTGCGGTTAGGCTAGGGTCTGCTATACTGTCCCCATGATCAGAAACCACTACGAGATCGGCCAGTCGGATTACGAGGACCAGCAGGAGGCGTTTGAGGCGCTGGAGGCCGAGCGCGAACGCGAGGCTGCGGAGGTGCTGGAGCCTGACCAGTTCATGTCGGACGCGGAGGCAGATGCCGATGCGCTAGCCAGTGCGGGTTGGGGGACTGACGAGGACTACGGCTACTACGGAGACTACGAATAAGCTTCGTAACCCCCTAAGCCTCAACCAGTTACGGGCAGCGGCCCTCCCCGCCCCGCGTAACTCGTTGATAATCAATGAGTTACGAGGCAAAAAAAAAGTGATAAAAAACGCAAAAAGGGCTTGCGTTTAGCCGCCACTCTGCTATACTACTCCCATGACTGAGACAGACATCACTATTCGCCCGTCCGACAACTACTACGTGGTGACCGCCGCCCAGCGGTCGGACACCATGAAGCGGTGGATCGTGGGCGGCACCGCGAGCGAGCAGCTCGCCCTCTCCATCGGGGAGCGGCAGGTCGCTGGCATGGTGAGCGGCTTCGCCTCCCGTGAGGAGGCAGTCGAGACGTATCCCGAGCTGACCAACGCCACCACGGGTGGGCCTGACCCATACGAGGCGCACTGGGAGCGGTGTTCTACCCCCGCTGAGAAGGCGATAGAATGGCGGGAGGCTAACCCCGAGGAGGACGCAAGGCAGCTGCAAGCCTTGGATGACTACTGGCGCGATCAGGAGGAGCGAGGCAACTAGCCTCGTAACCCGCTGATACTCAAAGAGTTACGCAGCGCGGCCCTGCCCGTTCTCCGTAACTCGTTGACGCTCAATGAGTTACAGAAGTTATCAGATATGCATCTTTCAGCAGAAATGCCCCGCTATTCCCCTATTTAGCTATTTATATTCTGTCCTGCGACCTAGAAAAAAACAAAAAAAGGCTTGCGGTTAGCCCCGATTGTGCTATACTACTCTCATGGCTAGACAATCCAACCTCTACAAGTTCACTGTCGTTGAGTTCCAGCAGAACCCCCCTTCCTTGGGTGGCAACTACGAGTGCGGCACGGACACCCGCGTGTCCATGTCACGCTCACCCAAGAAGGCCCTCGCCTTTGAGGGCGCTCTTTCGGGCCATTTCGAGGGCGTGGTGGGCTGTCCTGTCCTGCGCCAGCAGGTGTTCTCCAAGGGTGACAGGGTGCTGTGGGAGAAGTGGGACTAACCTACTAAGCGTAAAGGAGTTACGCAAGGCCCCCCGCCCCGCGCTGCGTAACTCGTTGAGCGTCAACGACTTACGCATGAAAAAAAAAAGACAAAAAGGGCTTGTGCGGTTATCGGACCTGTGCTATTCTCCCTCCATGACTGATCTTCACGACTTCATCACCACCCGCCCCGAGGAACTCATCGACCCGCTCGCGGACGGCCCCCGCGCAGGGTTGTTCAACCCCAGCCCCGAGGAGGTGCAGGAGCTGCTCGCGCAGGTCCACGCTGAGATGGGAGATCGCGATCCCGCGTGGTCGAGCGATGATGACGGGATACCGATGTAACCCGTTGGCGCTCAACGACTTACGGGGAGCGGCCCTGCCCTTCCTGCGTAACTCCTTGATACTCAAGGAGTTACAAAAGTTATCAAAGATGCATCCGTGGCAAAAAAAAAGATTAAAAAAGAGCTTGCCTATTTCACCTATTTAGCTATAATACCCGCACATGAGCAAGACACCTAACACCTACGATGTGATTTGCGAAGCGTTGCGCTTGGCACCCGACTATGACTGCCTTTGGAAACTATCCTGTGCGCTGGAAGAGAAGGGTAAAGAAGCTAATCTTCACGGGCTAGCCGTCGCCTTCATCGCTAGGCAAGCAATCTACCAGTCGGGTAGAAAAGACTTCCGCAAAAAAGCGAAATGGATTCTTGAACTTACTGGCGACTTGCATATAGTTGCAGACGCATTCCCTCCCGCCGAAAAACAATCAATATGAATATAGACGCTAAGACTATGATAACACGCAATGAATCAATGATGGCATCACTGTTAAACGCAGCGATTGATGACGGTTTCAGGCTGGCAGTTAAAGATGGCAAGCTCTACATGGTTGACATGATGGAGCCTGACTTGGGTGGTTACCCTCTTTGTTTCCCCATCAAGTTTGTTGGTGAAGGTTTCGAGGATCTCGATGTAGTGCGGACACCAGATGATGCAACAGAGCCTCCTTTCAGAACCATGTATGAAGTCGCACATGGCGAGCCTCCCAAGCCAGTTAAGATCAAAGCAACTCCAATTCCAGTAGACTATGAGTGAAAAAACTTACGAGGTCTCTTACCACATAATCAACAAGGCAAAGGTCCAAGCCAAGACAAAGGAGGAGGCTGCTGTGATTGTTTGTGACCTGTCCAGAGAGAGGCTTTTAGATGGTTCGACTCTTTCGATTCAACACATCTGGGAAGCCGATATGGATCAAATCATAGAGAGTGAGCAGGGCAAGGGAGTCCGACTGTCTCCCAAGGATCTCCCAGCAACCGATGAAGAGTTTCCGTTAGGCTCTCTCTAACACTTTCCGTGGTTGGTGTCATAACATCCTCGTAACTCGTTAACTGTCAGCGAGTTACGGGGACGGCCCTACCCCGCCTTGCGTAACTCATTGATACTAAGTGAGTTACGAAGCAAAAAAAAACAATAAAAAAGATTAAAAAAGGCTTGCGCCCACTCTCACACCTGATATAATACCCGCATGACAGACAAAAACATCTCCGCTGAAAGGG